TCTAAACTATTTTCTTTACTTTGATAACCGTAATTGCGTAATAATTTATTATTATAAATATTAACTCCAGGATTAAGATTATCATTTTTAAATTGAGCATTTTTAGCTTTATATTTAAAAGGTGGTTTTCTTTTTCTATATATATTTCTAAGTATTTTACCGTCTTGTTTAATAGTACCAACACATTTAACACCAGCTTCAAATTTAGATGGATCAGGTATAACATATTCAAGACCTCGAAGCCCAGATAACTCTACTGTATAAGTTAAGTTGCTTGAATGAAATACAGCTACTCCTGTATTGTAAAAAGATAATTGTTGAGGATATATTTCATTATGTTTAATATTAATTAATCGTCTAAATGTATTCGGACTATATCTTTGAGAAAGATTATTTGTCGTATTAACGTGATCAAATAATTTATTTACTTTTTTAGCGGCACTGTTTATGTAATAAAGATCATTAGAAATATATTTTTTAATTAAATCTCGTTCAATAATAAATTTTAAATTATTAAGAACTTTTTCTTCATTTCTAAAATATCTACTTGGAAGTCTATCATAATTTGAAAATGGTTGATTTATGCCGAGTATATTATTAGGCGATGTTATGTTATTTATTCTGACTTTTAATGGCCTTGTACCTTTATTAATCACTAATACTTGACTAATATTAGGTACTTCATCTAACACTCGTTGACTAATATTTAAAATAAGATTCTTATCTACTTTGTGAAAGTTATATACAAAATCATCAGATGCATATGTATTTAAATTAATAGTAATATTGTTTGCAATTTTCGGTAGATTGATATCATCCAAAACAGTATTAGTATCTTCAGTGATAAATTCGTGATTATGAAGTATCCTTAAGATAAAATTTTTAAGGTACTTCGTTATACCAGTTTTTGAAGATTTAAGTTTATTTTTTATTTTAGTAAATTTAAACTCTTCTCTTAAGGTACGAATATTTTTTAATTGATCTTTTATTATTACAGAATAATAATGTACTGCTAATTCTAATTCATAAATATTATCAGTATCAATTCGATCAAGAAATCTTACTATGTTATCATCTATTGTGGTAAGATTTATACTTGTTAAAAACTGTGAATATATATCTTTAGTGTACTTATCATCTTTTGTTTTTCTTTTTAACTTTTCTTCTTTCCATTCAGTAAGATAATTATTATATAGTAAAGGTAATTCAGTTGCATCTCCAGAATCTTCATAATGAGCTTTCCATTCTTTATATGATAACGGATTATGTGTGTGTTGTAGTATCATTATAATTGTAACCCCTTTCTAATTTGATAATCTAAATTTTTGAATACTATTCCACCAGCAGGATCCCAATCCGCACTAAGAGATGAAGATGCTCTTGTAATAGTATTGTATATATTATTATAATCTATAATATTATTTTGTACATTTTCTGCAGAAACAATATTATAGGTTGTGTATGGATAAAACTCATAAAATAAATCTAATCCTGATGCACCACTAATAGTAGTGTCTAAAGGCCATCCCCAAGTGCTATATCCACTTAGAACAGATGAATTATATGTAGATAAATAATATGTAGATAGGACAGGATTATCAGCGTCTACTTCACCGGCGGCACTTAAGTTTGGAATCTGTTGAGGTTTAATTAAAATATACTCACTATTAAATTTTTGCTTAGCAATAAAAGGTGTTCCTGCGGTTATTGTATAAGTAGAGGCAGTAATTGGATTTTCAAAATCTATGTTTCTACTTGCAGCTGATGAAGTGTAAAATTGTGTATCAAAACTTCTATCATATCGTTCATAGTCACCTAGTAGTTTAGAGATCTTTATACTAAATAAGTTATATAATCTTTTTAATTCAGCAGGCGGTTCTGGTAGCGATATATCTATATCTTCATTAAAGAGTTCATAGAAGGATTCTAAATTGTTGATATTACAAAAATCAACATCACTATTATTAATTGTAAAGTTTGCAATTTTTTCAAAGATTGTTTTACCAAAAGTGGTCGGACTTGAACTCGCTTCTCCAACAAATGATGTAAATATACCATCAAATAGTTTATCATATTCATGCTGTAAAGATTGAAATCTATAACTTTTTAATATTTTTGAATAATCTACATCTTCGTTAATTTTGTAAATTTCGACATCATTAGTAGATGGAAATACTGTAAAGGTATAAGACCCAGTAATTAAGTTACTACCTTTAACTCCTAATGATACTGGGCCGAGCGGACCATTTGGATCATAGTCTATAGTTAATCCATAAGTATTAGTAGCTGGACTAGTAGTTGCAAATGAATCTAATGAACCAGTTATATTTAATGACCATGTACCAGCACTAACAGGATTAATATTTAAATATGCAAAACTACTTAAAGTAGTTTCTGATCCATTATAAGGAAAATACGCAGTACTTAAGCTGCTAATGTTAGAAGTTATTGTATTTGTACCGTCACTCCATTCATAAGCAAATTGCCTGTCTTGAGCAGGATACCCGGCGCCTTCCATTAATCGAAATATATTATAATATTTTCCTATGTTTAGGTTTTCATCTGTTAATGCAACAAATACTTGAAATTTATCGCCTTGTCTTTTATATTGTATAGCTGACATTTCCTTCATGCCAGTAGATGTAAAAGATAATCGACTAGTATATGGTGTTATTACTTCAATCGGTATACCAATACTATTTCCTACATTTTTGTTAATGGTAGATTTATCTCTAATTATAGGTCTTGCTACATCTGTTTCTAAAAAGTTTCGATTACTATTATTAATATCTGTATCAATATCATCAACATAGAAACTTTTTATTCTATGCTTACTAGTATCTAATCGTATTAATAAATTTATTGTAGTGTCTGGTAAATCGTCGTAATAACTAAATTTTATAGGTCTAGGAACTTTAGAAGAAATACTATCAATATATTCATCAGTACTTGAATATAAAATTACAGCTTCATTTTTCGTTGAATCTTGTTCTGATGATTCAACGATAACTGAACTTACACTGTTTACATAAAAATAATGTGGATATAATGTTTCTTCTAAGCCGTAAACATTATTAATAATATTATTGTCTTTATCATAAAATGCATTATAAGGTACAATATGTGCGTATTTGTTATTAAAATCATACGGCTTTGTTTGACTACCGCTTGAAGTAAAAAATAATGTTTGAACATCGGCAGGATCTGGAACATCTTGCCAAGATGCGGTGGTTTCTAAATTAAATGTTTTATTTTCACCAGCAGTCACCTTTCTTGCGTTTATACCATCTTGTTCCGTTATATTTTGTGTTTCAACAGCGATGCCTGTATTTGCATAATTATACACTGATATTGTTTCTGTGAAAGTTGAGCTATATGCATTACTGTCTTTATCGTATAAAAACACTGTAACTGTATAAATACCTGGTACGTTATAAATGTGTGTAGTAGTAAATGAGTTGGTCCCACTTAATGTATATCCATCACCGAAGTCCCATTTTGCAAAACTATTAGATACTCCGTGTGGAAACAGATCTTCAATTGCTGGAATATCGCCGCCCGCGGTTATGATAGGAGATAATGTAAATTTTGATATACGAGTAAATCCTGCATGTGTTGTAACCGACGGATGTCCAGCAGCACCAATTGGAGTAGTGCCAGATGTATTAACAGTTACTGTAAAAGGTACAGGTAAAGTTTTAGGACAATTAAGACTTGTTGTTGAAGTACTCATTAATATTCTACTATAGCTTTACTTACTGTAACACTTGAAACTTTAATTTTATTTTTTAATACTGCTTCATCTTCTATATACGGTATTTGATATGGTTTTAATTTTAATACTGTGTCGGTGTATTTTATATCCTTTCCATTATATATCGGGTTATAAATACATAATGATAATCCGGGTATTTCTACATCTGAATCTGTTCTGACTGTCTTAAAATCAACTATTCCTTTAATTCCTCCGATATCATTATTTAAATCTCTTACGTTTATTGTTCCACCCAATTTTAATTCTTTAATGTATGTAGATATAATATTAAACACTCTTGATTTTAAGTCAGCTTCATTTATTAATGTTTTAGATTCTCTGCGTATATGCAATTCAGTGCTATTTTTGTAGTATACATAATTAGGTTCACCGTTAGCCTTTACTGATAAATCTATATTTAAATACACAGGATCAATGAAAGAAATTTCACTATTTAATAATTTATAATTTTCAATTTCAAATTGAATTTTTTCTTTTAGTGACGGTGGTAGATAATTAGATCGAGTAACTACAGATTTTTCTTTTCGTAGTTTAGGTATAATACTTAAGTATATATTATTTGAGTCGGCGCTATCAGCAAAATAATATTGATTAAACAATGCATTCGTATCTTCTGTAAAATCGGTTAATCCTAAGTCGTCGTTTATATACTTTAAATAATCATTTGTATAATCGCTATTATTAAGTACAGTACAATCATATATCAAATTTTTATAATTACGTTCGATAAAGCTCTTATAATCAGCTTTTGTAGTTAATCTGTATTCTGAACTAAAGAATTTTGGAGCATTTTGTTTAATTTCTGATACGGTTTCAGGATCACCAAATTCAGTACTATCTTCTGAGTTAGTTATAGTAATGTCCGGAGATTCCTGAATTGATATGTAATTAAGAGAAGTGTCTTTAACATCTGCAAATATTTCATCATATTGTGTGGTGTTGTAAATATTTATTGCACTATCTTTTAAAGTGTTTTTTGTAACTTTACCACGAGTACCAGATGATTTTAAATAATATAGTGCTACAGAATCTCCTAAGTTCAATTTTTTACCATTAATACTATTTCCAAATTTAATTTCATATTTTTTGTTTTCATTATATGTAACTTCAAATTGTCTGTCATTTGGCCTTGATAAAAATAAACTTGGTGTTCGGCTCCATTCATACCACTTATTTTGTTCGTTTACTTCTTTAACAAAAACAAAAATATTAAAATGATCTATTAATACATTATTACCAGGATTTAAATTTATTGTTTCGTATTTTTCGCCTATAGGAAATAGTACCGGATATTCTTCTATACTACCTTCGTATGTTAGCGTACTATTAACAGGAGCTACAAGTTCTGTCACTGCAGTTGTTTTCTCAAATGTTACATCTTGTATAACAGTAAATGTTTGGCTGGCGCTTGTTATAAAGGTGAATTTTGGAATAGTATAATACCCTTTACTCAATGTTGCTTTACCAGATACATCAACCGGTAGTATGCAAGTTTGTGAACCGATAGGTTTATATCCTATTATTTTTACTATTCGGTTTACGTTTTCATATAATTCAGCGTCAGCAAAATTACTCTCTGAACTTGTCTGGTTTAGATAAAATAATAATGTGTGATATGTATATGCAAGTATATCTATAAGAGTAGAGACATTACTGCCTTCAAAATTTTGATCTGTGAAATTAATTGCCGAGTCGTTGTTGAGACGTGCGATAATTAAATCACGCATACTTTGGGCATCGAAACCAGTGTATGCGTTTGGTGGTAGATTAAATTCTGTTAAATCGGTTCGTGTTGTAGTTGTATACTGACTCATAATTAAATGTAATTAAATGCTTCTTCTGTTAAAATCCCTGTTGATGTTGCTATTCTATTATCTAATGAAGGTATAACAATAGTTATACTTATTTCATATTCATTATCATCTGGTTTTGCGATAATATTAACTGATTCTACTGTTATACGTGGCTCATATATAGCCAGTTCTTCATGTATTGTTTTACCAATAACATCTGCATTTTCTTCAGAGATATTATCAAATAAAAACATTTCTAAATCTAAGCCGAATGTAGGATTTAGAATTTTTTGTCCTTTTTTAGTATTAAAAATATTTCTTATAGAATTAAAAATAGCATTTTCATCGTAACTTAATTTAAAATCTACAGGATTTTTACCGGTTCCTACTGGTGTAGAAGGAACGTGACTATTAAGATCTATATCTAATTTTAAATCAGCATAAGAAAACTTACGATAGGCGTCTGTATTTTTCCTGTCTTTAAGTATGTCAAGTCTTATTGCCATGTATAATTATTTAATTTATAAGTGCTTAAAACAATAAATAATTTAAATGAGTAAGTTCAATACATTATTTGAAGAACAACTTGGTGAGTTTACTAAACCTGGTCCAGTTGCTGGAGATTATGTTAAATTAAAGGGAGATTTTAAATCGTCTGATTGGTATAAAGGGTTAGACGAGTCCCGTAAAAATTACGTACAAGAGATCATAACTTTAGTTGAACAGGGTAAATATCTTATGCTTTCTACAACTAAAAGAGAAGGTTTTGATGTGAGAAGCGCCACTCAACCTGCATCTACAGATACTACTACTTGGAGTGTTGCTGATGTGGTTGTTGAAGTTAATCCTGGTTTTTTCTCACATACATTAAGTCTTCCAGTAGAGCTTCTTGAGTTTGATATGTCTTGGGCAGAGGCAAGAGGAACTCGACCCGTACAAGGCGGTGATCAAGGAGAGGAACACGAGGCTAAGGATGTAGAAGATAAAGCAATTGATATAGGTCAGCAAACTAAAGTACCTGATGGTGACTATACATTAAGTACTGCGAATTATAATTCGTTAAAGTTGTAAATCGAGTATACAAGAATAGAAGTTGATCTCCTGATCTATACACTGACTATTCTGGTAAAAGTATTTAGAGACTGTAATTAAACAGTCTCTTTTTTTCTCTTCATTTATTTCAGCTGCGTACATATAATCAAACAAATGTTTAAATAGTTCGTCGTAGTCATTATTAAATATTGCTTCATTGTTGATTATATGTTTACGTATTAACATATATTTCTTGTTACGAATAAGGTCTAATAAGCCATCAAAAAATTCAATTGAATTAAATACAATATTTGCATCTCCGTCAGATAAACAATATTTTTGAAGTGCGTTAATGCCTTTTCGAAAATCTGGATAACAATTATTGGTAATATTAGTAAAATCTTCTTTATTAATTTTTACCTTTTCAGCTTTAACAATAGATATTAATTTAGTTATATAATCATTTTTATCATAACTAATATCAAATACTTGACATCTACTTTGTAGAGCTGGAATGATTTTATGTTTATAATTTGCTGTTAAAATGAATCTTGTTAAGTCATGATATTCTTCTATTGAATTGCGTAGCGCTTTTTGCGCATCAATAGATAATCCATCACACTCGTCAAGTATTATGACTTTAATATTTCCAAAGAGACTTTGGGTCTGAGCGAAGCTTAGAACTTTTGTTCGGATAGTATCTATACCATTTTCATCAGAAGCATTAATATAGAGATATTGACATTTAAGAATGTCCTTTACAATAATTTTAGCTAGAGAAGTTTTACCGATACCCGGTTTTCCTACAAATAAGACATTAGGTATATTTTTTTCTTCTTGTACTTTGTTGAAATAATTTCTAGTATTTTTATTTAAAACTATTTCACTTAAAGTACTTGGCCGGTACTTCTCGCACCAAATATCAGAAATCGTCATTTTTAATTACTAAACATGTATATTGGATTAGGGCGCCGGAAGTAATGTTTAGTTTGTAGTATCTTATAAGATTTAAATCCAATTTCATCAATAAGATATGTTATAAAACTACTATCTTCTTTTTCTTCATACTCTATACCAGGAGCTCTCAATCTTATTTGAAAAAATGCAATCTTACAATTGGACTGAATATTTTTGAGTAACCTAATTCCATCGTTGTTAAAAACTATAGACCTTTTATCAGTCACATTATACTTAACGCGTTTATCCTTGTATTTGGTCTCATTAACCAAATAATGGTGCATTACATTAAAACAAATACAATAATCATATGTATTTTTTTGGCTTTGTAAAAATTTAGATGCATCGGTATTAATAAAAGAAATATAATTTTTATCTAAATTATAATATTCATGTAAAAATTGAGCTAGTTCAATATAACCTATATTGGTATCGACACCTGTAACAGATATTCCTTTATTATTTAACGCAAATGTATCCCAACCAACCATACAACCTATATCAATTAATTTTTTATTTCTGTTTAATTCAATTTCAGGAAGTATAAGGTTTAATCTGTTTTCAAAAAGTTTATATTTCCTTTGCTCTGGAAGGAATCCCCACCATGGTTGATACCTGTGCGGTATTCTAGATAATAAAAAATGTGTATTATCAGAAATTGTCATCCGGTAGATCCAAACCCAGCTTCTCCTCGCTCAGTGGCATCAATTTTATCTGCTTCAGAAATTGTTGCTGTAATATGAGGATATAATACTAATTGAGCAATTCTACTACCTTCGGTTAAGGTTACATTTGCGTCGCTAAAATTATATAATTTAATTCCGAGATCACCTCTATATCCATTATCAATAATACCTAGATGTGGTTGGATGTTACGTTTAAACCCTAACCCACTTCTAGGTTCTACTCTAAACCAATATCCAGGAGTAATATATGACAACTGTAATCCAACAGGAACAACAACTGACCCGCGAGCTGGAACGACAGCATCCTCTACACTATATATGTCATATCCAGAATCACTACTATGAGCTCGTTTAGGTAATTTAGCTTTCGGGTGTGTTTTCATTACTTTGAGTTCAATCTCTTTATTACAAAATGTTACATTCGCGCTACCATCATCATTTTCACCGACGGCGAATGAGCGAAGAGAAGATAATGATTGATATTGTAATGGTTGAAAATCGTCCATACAATGAATATAGTATATAATTTAGATTTTTCAAGTAAATACTTTTATGGATGACATTGATCCAGCTGATTTAATATCACAGTTAAAAACTGTACCTAAAGCTAGTAAGCAGTTAGTACAACAATCAGAGAGATTTAATATCTCTAAGGATGAAGTTGAAGACTTTATTATACAAAAGTCTTCAAAATTAATTCAAGATTCTTTAGAGTTAATAGATAATATGAAGGAAGTGGTTCATCATATGCCTGAAGCAGAAAATGTTTCTTCTCTTGCAGAGCTTATTAAAGCATCTACCGGAGCTATAGATACATTGAATAAATTAGTAGTACAAGATAAAAAGTCTAATACAACGATAAAAGCAAAACAGCTAGATATAGATTCTAAAAAACAACTTCAAAATTCAGATCAACAACATGCATTAATGTTAAGTAGAGAAGAAGTTCTCGATCGTTTATTAAAAAAGGCAAATGTTATTGAGGTTGATAAAGTAGAAACTAAGACCTAATATCATCCATAGTAAACGTTCGCCATGAATCTTGAATTGCATTCATTAGATCATCTACTTCTTGTTCAGTATTTTCGACTGCAAGAGTATGTACAACAGGAATAGCTTCTTGCTTATTAGCTATTTTATTACACGTTAACCAATATAATACTTTATATGTCCCGCCTAATATTCTCCCTATTTCTATCATAATGTCACTATGTATTTCTCCTAAACGTTGATAATGGATATAATCAGTAACAAGATTAGTTCCATGTGCAAGGGTTGGCTGTCCATCACCACCGTAAATCACTTGCTGCATGTTACGTCCAAAAATAGCTTCAGAGCGCTTACTCAATCCTAAAATATTTTTACGAGTATCAAAATCTAATTTATCATCTATTACATTATTATAAGGAAATGGAGTGATACTAGAGCCTTGTTCATAATCAGGTGTCGGGTCAAATTCATCTGCATAGTGCATACTTCTACGTTGAGGAGTGAGATATTGAGAAAATAATAATCCAACACTTTCTGATATAGTTTGAAGTATAGTATCTTCTATATTGGGTAATCTTTGATCTAATAACTCCTTTACTTTAGGATGAGTTTTGCGATATCTATCTAACCACCATGCAACAAATTCCCCGCTACTATCTATCGCTGCTATATCAACTGGACTTGCATTTGCTAAGTTTTCCCAGAAGTCAACTTCAGCTGTTATTGGGTCATTTTTATATTTTAATGTATCATATTGTCTTGATAGATTTGAAAAGTCTACATATTGTGCGTCTAATGAATTTGGATCTAAAACATTACTGTCTACTATAGCCGGTATTCCTGTTTTAAATGGTATTGTACTCATTGATTTAACAAAGTTGCTAGATTGTTGTGAAATGCGGGACCTACACTAGTGTCAATATTTAATTTACCGCAAAGTATTCGTGACTCAAATTTTTTATCACGTAATAACGTTCTATTTCTTAAGATAAACCATAAACCTGAAATATCTCTCATTTCTTCATTAAGTGGAATTCCGGTTAGTTCAACATTTATAAACTTACTACCTTTTAAATATAAATTCCCGAGTATTGGTATATATAATTTTTTAGAAAAGTCTATTAATTTTTGCTGTAAGACTATTCGATTTGTATATTTATTTTGACATGTCTCTAGCGTATCTGGTGTTTGTTCAAACTTAGGTAATATAACTTTATTAGGTTTATTTATGTTTCGGTTAGACGTATAACTATTTTTACTTACAGTACCTTCTTCGTTTAATAATTTAAATTCTGAAGTGAGAAAGTTATATGATGATACAGAATGATCTACTATAGTATTAGATCCGAGTGATACGTTTTGTGGAATAATTTTCACTTTAGAAATATGTGTCGGACTAAATGTACTTTTTATTGACCGTTTATTACTATATGAATTTCTATTATCACCCGTTTCTATTTGTATTGCTCCCGCATAATTTTTATTACCCGATTGTTTTAAGAGTTTATTTAAAGAATTGAGTCGATATAATCCTCCGCTTTGTGTTAATATACCCATATCATGATGGTTTTTAGAAACATATTTTGATATTAAATGTTTTAATCCTTGCATTGGTGGTTGTTGATTGTTTAACGTGTACTCTATTTTTGAAGAACTTTCATCCCAGTTTTTAAAATCAATAATTGATTCTGGATGGGATTCACGGTTGTATAATTTAACTAATAAATGTTTAATTGCGTCGCTAACTAAAATTTGTTTTTCATTTGTAGTTTTATGCGCGGAATTCTCTACGTAGTTATTAGTAGACCAGGGTAATTTTGTATACATTAATGGTCCATAGTCCATGTTTATAAAATAATAATTTAAAACTTTTTGACCCTTATATAACCCAACTGTGACATCTTGTGTTATATAGGTTTCAGAGAGAATTGTTATTTTTTGTCGGGTCGTAGGATTACTTATTTGTTGTATATTAATAGAAATAAATTCACCACCACCGGATGCCATGTTGTACCCTTGAAGTATACTTTGTTGATTTGTATTATTTAATTGTAATCTTCCCTGCATAAATGGAGTAAGATATGAAGATTCAAAGTGTAGTTTATTAAAATCTCTTTTATCAATGATCTTAGTTTGACCTTTATCATTTATAAAATGAATAGAGACAATATACTCTGTACTATTTGCAGTTATTGTCATTATTGTAATTGTTGTTCTATTTCAGCGAGTATTGTATTTATATATGTCGGTTTTATAAATTTATAAACTTTTCCAATCACGGGATTAATAGTTGGGTTTTGTACATTATTTACACCGCATATAATCCACCAAAGATTTTGATCTCCGTATACATCGTGTGCTAGCGTCGTCCATGGGATGCTTGCAGATGTATAGCTTTCAAAATACGCATCAGTATTTATATCATCTGGAAAATTAACTTTTTTAATGAGATTATAAAATGGATATTTCTTATTATATAAATTCATATTTAATATATTCTCATACCGAGTATCACTAATTGGTACTAAATTTTCGATATTATTTCTCTTTTTTTGTAGATTAGTTATCATTGATTTATGGAGTGATTCCTTTGCTACCGAGATGGCTCTGGCTTTGTTGACCTTCGGCTAGTTTAGATCTAGCATCATCTAGTTTTTCTGTCGCACCTCTTTTAATATTAGGTGTCTTGTCTACCAGTGCCATTTCTCTCGGCCTATGTTCTTGAACTGATACATTAACAGCACCATGAAGACTATCATAAAATAAATTTTTTGTTTCAGGTGTAAGACTAGTTAGCGTTAATTGTACTTCATATCCTTCAGGGATAATAGCTTTAGTCATTTCACCTCCAATGTTGGTATAGAAAGGTCTCCTTACTCCAATAAAATTTACATTAATTTTACTTAAAAAACTCCATCTATAACTAAAGACTCCTTCTAAATAAGCTTGATATATAACTGGAGGCGTTAGTGATGTTCTATTGACCCTATTAGGTAAGTTTTGATATAGTAATAGATATATAAAAGTAAAATGATCAAGAGCATAAGACGTATTGTCATACAATGTATTATCTAAAAAAAAGTTTATATCGTAACTTGGTCCGGCTTGTGGATAATCAAAAGTCTTAGCAAAGTCAACTCCTACTGAAGGAGAAGCTATACTTGTAAATTTTGATAATGTGTCAATTCCTTTTAATAAACGGCCTCCTGAACTTTCACCGCCCCATGAGTTGTTTATTTGTTTATATGAATCTTCTAAATATGGTATTTTATATTTAAAGTTAGTATAATTTACACCATATATTCTTTCATATTGTCTTAGATAGGCAGGAAAAGAAGCGAGATCAGCACCCATAAGATGGAGTTTTATTGCATCCATATCTCCTATTAACGCGTTTACACCTGCTTGACCAGATTCAGCTAGCCACTGAATATTTTCACCTGCCCAATCGACAAGCCCTTGTTTTATGTTTTCCCAACCCCACCCGGGCTCGACTCGTGGATTTATAGGCTCTCCTGCTGCATCGAGTTCCTGTACAAGAAAATTACCGCCTTCGGTGGATGGTGTACCTGGTCCTACGTTACCAGAAAATTGAGAGAATACGTCTAAAATTCCTGATTCTTCTTGGTTGGATAATTGATCTAATAAAAGAGCTAGATTATTAAAAAACGCCGGGTTTATTACTTCCATTTCTCTTAAAGTAATAGTTGGAGTATTACTTACAGTAACAGAGTCTTTAGATGACTTTGTCCATCTAAAGTTTTTCACGATATCTAATGTTGCTGTTTTCCCAGGATGCGGTACCGGGTACTTAGCCATATTTTTTGAAAATCTTTGACTCTTAGATGCATGTTGTATCGCTTGAAGAAACCTACTGCCAGTTGTTAATGCTGTGTCGGAAAGATATGGCTTATCTCCTGATTCAAATTTAAAATATCTTGGTTCTGTTTTTTCCATAATTAATTTCTTCTATTGTCGATAATCGTCGGACACTGATCGCACTCCTCCATGTTCCATTGACCGGGTAGTCCTCGATCCTTCTTCAACTTCATCAACTGCCTCGCCCTGCGCTGCTGCAGCCGCTCGTTGTGCATCTGCTGCATCGCGCAACGCCGCGATCACATCATTCCGGGCTACATTCGCTTGGTTGTCTCGTATCTCTGTTCGCTTGAAGAATTCGTTTAGATTAGTATATTGTGCTGTCATCATTTGATTGATTGAATCTTGAGTCTTTTCATATCTTCCCATTATTATTCTTTGACCTCCTTCAGGATCGTGTCGTCTTATGTTTGCTTCTTCTTCCATCAGTTTGGCGCGGACCAGTTCCATCTCATCGTCGATGTCGATCCCGGCGGCTTTCCCTAGAAGGTTGCGGTTTCTCCTAGACATATATCTGAGATTACGTGAAGTAATAATACCTTGGTTCCACATTTTTGCTAATCTAGCGCCCTTTACAGCATCATCATTAAGTACTCGCTGCCCATCGACTTTGCCATAGGTCATGCTTTCTCGATCCTGCTTGATTTCAGCGGCGGTTGTTGTCTTCTCTCGGTGCTTTTCTCGCTCTTTCCAAGTCTGAGTCAGACCCGTAGCCCCGTCATAAAACTTCTTTGACGAAACTTCTTGTAGGCCTCTCTTAATTACTCTTAATTCTGTATTACTACAACCTATCAACTCGTCTACGGTCATTTTTCGACGTCTATTACTTCTATATGATAATGGAGCAAAACTTGAATTGAACCCATATGGATACCAAAGACCATCATCTAATTCCTGTATTCTGCCTATGTTGGTCATACGCTCTTTTTGGTATATTCTATACTGATCAGTCTTTTTGGTATCAGCGGTTGGATTCATATACCTTCTATCTCTTTCTGCTTCTTTCTGAACAACCTCGTGGGATGCATCCCGATTGTCACCAAATCCTAAGTTATAGCCGAAGAGGGAAGTCCCAGCTGCGCCACCCATAGTTCTTTCTCCCCAGCGCCACGCTTGCCATTTGTCTTGAGCAGCTAAAACAGATGCGGATGGATTTGACACTACAAGCAGCGCTCTTCCTACGTAGCCAGCCGTGGCAAATTCCTCTTTCCAAGCTGCCGCGATGTCATCTCCGCCTTCGCTCATAAGTTGATATGTATCACTCGCTGTAAGCCCAGCTTGGATAAACCATCCTACAATAGGAATCGCCTTTAATCCGACGGTGGCTCCACTTCTTGCCGCTATTCTTGCTCCACTCTTTCCCAGAGCTTTCATAAATACTTTTTTATTGGTTCTCCAAATCGTTTTTCCTGAAGCATCTATAAGTCCTGTGAGTCTACCATTCTTGAAAATTAATGTACCAGCGGAGGTGGTTCGGATTCCGGTCGCGCCTGTCTTCATCGCGACGTCCAGAGCGGGGGCAATATTGGTGGTACCACCGAGAGCCCTTGGCATGACTCGGCCCCATGCAGTCGCGCCAGTGCTGCCCATAGTACCGATCCCGGATGCTGCTCGCCCGAGATAAGTACCTTTAAAAGCGGATGCGGCCCCGGCCCGACCACCAGCACGAAAGCCTCCGAGCATTTTCCGCCCCACGTTCAAACCGTAAAGCGAACCGCCTACAGTTAATCCAGTACCAGCTGCGGTTCGGCCAAGCTCTCCTAACGCCCCACTACCTTGTCTACCATCGTAGATTCCTGGTATTCGAGGAATCCCGACTTGACCTAAACCTCCGGATGCATAGTGCTGGCCCATGCGAAGCAAAATATATGGTATAAGAGCACTACCAGCCGCCGCTACTGCTCTATATGCCATTTGAGGGAGACCCATCGCAGAAGCTGCTCCCCAGCCCAGGACATTTTTTGTGTTTAAAAGACCACCGGCGCCTTTACCACCTTTTTTTAATAGTTTTTCTAATTCAGCTTTTGTCAGACCGGAAGCAGGTGCACCACCACCTCTTCTAGGTTTATCTGCTCCTGATAGTCCTGCAGGTGTTAGCTTTTTTAATTCATCAAGCTGCTTCTGATTAATGTCGATTAGGGTTTGAAGACCGCCTAATTTTGTATGTATATTTTTAAGATGTGTCTCCGAATCTTTACTAAAACGGTGGTCCTTTACGAGAAGTTTTGAAAGGTGACCTTTTTTTCCAAAAAGAGTAGCAAAATTGTTGTTTAGCGTAGTTAATGCTTCTTTTGTATCTTTAGTATTAGTATCAACTGCGCCAAGCCCAAGCGCTGTGTTTTGTAGACCGTCAGCTATTTTCTTTATTAATTCTGCACCTATAGTAATGTCAGCCATCTCTATAGATATTTAATTTAAAGATTAATAAAACGCAGAGTAATTAGCTTCTAATAATCGTGTATCATTTATATTTTCAAGAGTATCACTTATTGCTTTTGAAATTTGTTGTAGAGATTCTACATTGAATAATAAAAATAATTCATATAATTCTTTTATAGATAGGTTGTCTATAAGATATTCATGATCATCAATGTTTATTGAGTGTAAGAATCTAAAAGTATCAAAAAATACTATATCCATATCAGTCTTATTTCTATCACTATCTTCCAATAAAAATGCTAATATTTTATTTTCATCTTCAAGAATAGGCTGTCTAAACTGAATTATAATATGCATAGATTTTAATTGAAGTTTTAATTTAATTTCAATTAACTTATCTATTGATTTTAAATCTTCTAAAAGATTAGACGGAGTGTCCGAGGATTCTACATCTTGTTTCCAGAAATCGAGAAGGAATAATTTATCTTTATGTGTAAACTTTCTTTCTAAATGAAGGTTGATTATATACTTGTTTATAAATTTAATATATTCAAGTATAAAAACATTATCAACATTTGCTATATCGTGAGGTATATCAATAAAATGTGAATGTAATTTAGTTTGAAAATCGACGTTTAATTTACTTAAAGTTATTTCCTCACTATCTGGAAGTATAACATTAGTTATACATAACTCTTTAAATTTATTTAGTAACTCCGTCATTTTTATTAAGTTTTACGTTAATTACTCTTGTATAATCATTTATTGAATTAATTGAAAGATTATTAAAATCTTGATATGTGAAATGATATTGTTGCATAAGAAGTAATTGTTGTTGTAT